ACAAAGCGTATTTGCTCACCTTATCAATAAGGATAATAAATTTGTTTTGTTTGAAAGTATCATTTAAAATTCCCTGGTAATCACTTTTAAATATTTCGTTTAATACTTCTTTTTTTGTTTTACGTTCCATTAAAATAAATTTTAGTTAATAATATTTGGACGTGTTCAAACGTCTTTTGTTTGTCCAAATATAAGGGGAAATTTTCGGATTTATAAAGCGTTTTGTTGATTAATTGTTCATTTTAACAAAATTTTAACATTTGCCAATACATAATAAAAAAGGGGATCCACCCACACCTGAACCCCCCTATTGAATTTACACCCCTATTGAATTCACAAGGGTATTGAATTCACACTGCTCCCAATTAACTAAGTTATAGGCGTGTATGCTGATAGTGTACTTTCGAACTTTGTCAGCAATTAAAAGTCACGCCATTGAATTTAAAATTAGTCTTTGTCTATCATCAATATAATAATCAAACAAAGCATTGCAACAGTATAAAAAATTGCTATAACCTCAAACATCGTATAGCCTATAATATACCGTTAACTCTTCTCCTTTCTTTACAGGCCTCACTGTGTATATATAGGAGCCCTCTACTGTATCATCTAATATAAAACAATTAGGAGTATCGCTGTGGTTTATAAAGCCTCCTAACGGCGTTCTAAATATCTCTCCGGTTTTGAGACGGTGGTGAGATTGCCCTAGGTATTCTCCAGCAATTATATCTTCACTTGCGAATATGCCTTGACCCTGGATAGGGCTATCTTTCACTTTTAATGATTTTGGCAACGGTTTATACATAATCTTGTTTTCTTTCTATTTTGTGTTTATAGTCATTCTTAGTTATCCATTCGTTAACATATATATCGTACATCTCTTCATTCTCTAATGTGGCCCAGTTAAGGTATATAGATTCTCTAGCCAGGAAAAAGTAATCAGGGAGTTCTATCTCACTTACATCATATATTGTCTGGTCGTATATTTCTAAGACCTTACCTCCAGATTCAAAAGTAATAAAGAATTCGGAATTATATTCTTTGACCTCTTCAGGTTGCAGGTAATATTTTCTAACAGCTATATCCATCGTTAGTTATTATGGTATTTTAACTGATATCGTTTCTTTGTTGTCAGGACTTATATTTGTGTTATCTGCTCCCATCTTAACTTTAAGATAATTCGTACCCTCATACTTAAAATGGTGAAAATAAATTCTATCTATTTTATCTATAGTCTTCTGGAGTCTATCTACTCTGGCCCAATTATCATTAGATATAGCCTCACGTTTAGCATCCTCTAAAAGATATTCTATAGTTTGTTTCTCGTCTTCTGTTAAATTGATATTGTTTTTCATATTCTTAAACTTTACTTATCCATCTCTTAGCTTCCTTTTTAAGACCTGCTATCTTCTTTTTATCAAACCATTCAAGGAATTCGAATATGTCTATTTCAATAACCGTTTCTAATTTATCGAACACATCCACTCCTTTTTTAGCTTCATCATCTGCCCATTCTACCCAGCTCTCCATACATATATGGAATGATCTTGAGTTAGCAGTAGGTTGTGAAAAGCTAGTGATTTTGTCTAGTGTTAAGTTTATACTTTTATCAGGTATCATAATGTTTTATTTTTGATTCGAGTGCAATATAATAAAAATATTCCAACTGCCAAACATTTATCAAAACTTTAACAAAAAAAGGACTCCTATTTCTAGGGGCCCTCTTAATGATGAAAAAACATTCAAAACTAAGGACACACAGTCGCAAAAAAATTGCCCTTACGTATAAATGAAAAAGTAAATGTACGTATTATTTTTGACTTTCTGAGTATAAATAGAGATAAAAATCCCAAATCTTTTGGCCGTATTCTTTTTCGGTAAACTCTTCCTTACTAACAAAGACCTTCTGGCCATCAACTTCTTTTATTATTTTGTAGTCCCCAGTCTTTCGTACTGGTTTAGGATATATCCTTATATATCTCTCAGTACACCATCTAAAAGCGTTATAATGGTCTTTAGATGGGGTGAATGTTTGCCAAGGTCTTATCCTCTTCGCCATTATTATATTTGTTAAAATAAGTCTAATTGCTTTTCATCTTGTTTTTTTATAATTCCTAAAGCTGTCTCTAATATTGTTTTACCCGCTTCATAATCAACCAAGTTTCTTGCTATTTTATCGATACGTTGTTTGCCTTTGTATTTGTAAAAATCATAATTGTGAAATTCACATAATTTTTTAACCTCATTAGTTCTAGAAATTACTCTCATCTCTCTTTTTGTTAAAACATTTGGTAATATAAAGTTTGACCAGTAAAGATGTCTACCTCTTTTTTGTGGATTTCTCATTGGCTCATAATATGGTATAATATTTTCAACAATATATTTTCCTTTAAAATGATGCTCTAAAAATATTATTTCTTCATATAAAGACATATTTGGAAAAACTGGATGTTTATCATTTGCTCCAAACCCCCAATACCTGGCTCGGCTATGTGTTGGGCAAGGTGGAGAAGTCCAAATAAAATCAAATTCTTTATAATGGTCTAAAAGATATTGATGGGCATCTGCTACAATTACCTTATCATTCAAAAATCTTTCTTGATAGAGTTTAGCAAGTTCTTTATCCCACTCAACAGCAGTAACATCTACATTTGTTACCTCATCCCACTTATATCTGTTACCACCTAAACAAGCATATAAATTTAGTATTTTCATTATCTTATAATATACATTCCCTTAGGGACGGATCTTGTGAGTAGGTATTGAATTCCGTAACGGCTAGCGTCGATCAGGTGATTGAAAGAATCGATCGGCTTTAGTCCCTTCACTGCCCAAACATAATTATTGAATTCTTTGATAAGATTCTCCCCCTCTAGATTTATAGTGTAGTCTTGCATAAGCGCTATACCTGATAATATACTCCCCTTCTTTTTTATTGTGGGAGTTACATTTAACGGAGGACTCTTCATCTTCATCTCGGACAAAAGCCTAGGCTCACTGTTATCCATCACTATTAAATTCCTACCAGCATATCTGATACAGTAATCATATATTTGGGAAGTGATTAAACCTTTTTTATATAGATGTTCTTTGAGCCATATGATCTTTCGTTCTTTATCTATGGCTACTTCTACTAAAGCTGACTCATCTCTGGCAAATCCTATGTCTAATCCAAATATTGAATCTATATCATTATTGAATTCACCTATCTGCCAATCAGTAAATACAACACCTTCGGCCTGTTGTAACCATCCTCCCATTATCTGGTGGTCATATTTATCAGGCCTTCGCTTCTTCATAAGATCTATCTCGTCTACAAATGAACTGGAAAGATTCTCTTTGTTATCCAAGTAAGTTGTGTGGAGATACGTTACCCCTTCTTTAGTTCCATTCCAACCGTCTGGTATGGATCTGTTCTGGAAGAACCTTTGGTATATCCAGTGTTCTTTTGTGGTGGGGTTTAGAATTAATATACATCTATTCTTAGAGGTTTTACTTCTAATGGAGTAATCTATTTTATCAAACGAGAGTTCATCCTGTAGCTCTTCTGCTTCATCAAGCACAAAGGTATTTATCCCCTGAATAGATTTAAGCTTTGCGGTCTGGTCTCCACTTGCAGTTTTGATACCACTGAAGTATATTGAACTGCCTGTTATCTTATTGGTTATTTCTGTTTTGGTTATCTCGAATTGGTCCTCTACTCCCATCAGCTCTAGTTTCTCCCTGAACTCAGGTATGATACTCATTGAGGCTGAGGTCATAGTATATCGAGTAAATAATGTTTTGGTCCCTCTCTCATAAGTCAGGAGTACTAAGAATGTGTTAACAGCAAAAGATTTACCAGACCCTCGACCTCCGGTCATAACATAGTATCTGTCTTCACTGCCAAAGAGTGTTTGATACTTTGGGTGGAGTTCTATCTTATTCACTTATACTTTTTAACGTTCCTCTTCTTCGGAGTGAATTTGCTTTTATGTGGTAACCTACTATCGGATTTACAAGGTAATTCCAAAAGTCTTGAGGGAACCTCTTAGGATCATTTATTATTTTTCTCTTTGCCATAGTTAAGTTCTTTTTTTACCGTTAACACGATGCCTTATTCTTTGACCAGCTTTACCAGCTCTTTTCTTTTGATGGTGTTTATGGTAGGTTAATTCATTTTCCTCACAGGGTATGTACTTAACTTTCTTCATTGTTCTAACTTCCTTTGCAAGTTAGCTAAAGCTCTCCAGGCTACTTTAGTGTCGTGGAGGATTCCATCATCGTCTACTTCACCAGACTGTATCAAATGTCTAGTCAGTGCATCCAAATCATCACAAGACTTCTCTCTGTCCCAAGCAAGTGGTTTGTCGGGGTTGTGTTGAATTTGTCCTTGCAAGCTACATCTAGATACCTCCATTAAAGCATCAGGGAAGTATTTAAGGACCCCGCTGAACACCGGGTAATCTTTTCTATTTATCTTCATTCTCTTCGTGATTAATATCTATTGTTTTAGGTTTAGCGAAATCAATAACAGGAATGTTAATTTTAGTATTAACGTTCAACTCTTGTTGTTCTTTTGGCTTCCCATACCTATACTCCCATAACATCTTAGTGTAATTAAAGTTGCCCTCAGACGCTTTCTGAGCAACGTGGATCCAAGCCTTTTCCTCACTACCAAAAGCTTTCTTAAGTGCCTTTAAAGTGAGGGCATTTGTCTCTCTCTCTTTTATCTTTGGAGGCCTTCCTTGGCCCCTTGATACCCCCTTGACGGCTCCATTGTTTCTACGGCCATCAACCTTCTTAATACCTTTCTCTGTTTCTTCTTTTTCTTTCATCTATTAATATTTTGTGTTTCTCCATAAGTAAGGTATAATTTTTACTAAGCATCTCGTATGAGTTCTTTAGATTCTCGTAGCTAGTCGTTATTTCAACTAGAGCGTAATTTTCGTCTATTGGCTCTAAGATACATTGGTTATACAAAGATAGAAGTCTTGAGTATTTTGATCTCATCTCTGGGATGTTTTGAATGTCAAAATTTAGCTGGTTGATGTGGTGGACAACTGATGAATGGTGTTTTCCAACAGACTCTGCTATATCTCGCAAAGTCATTTTAGTATTATCTTTTAACAACTTAAAATACATAGAGCGAGCCTCAACGTAAATTCTTATTCTTGTAGGATTAAACAAATCTATTTTATAAAAATTCTCCACAATAATTCTTGTTTTGCTTTTTATATCAGAGATGTCCTGTATTTTAGTTATTAATGTTTTCTCTTTTGATTCCATATTTATGATCTTTATATGCTGATGTTATTCCTTCGCAACATTCGTAATGTTCTAATTGCTCGTAATATTTTAATAAGTCTTTGATATCCTCTTCTGACAATAATCCCAAGGATAGTGAGAGGTAAATATCCTTGTAACATTCGTTTCTACTATAATACATCGTGTAAACAAAATTCTTCCAGGGGCTTCTTTTTGTCGATAAAATAGTCTCTGTATATTTGAATTGCATCCATAGTTTTTTCACGACCTCTATGGTAAAACTCCTTACTACATTTAAATAACCCTAAGCATTTAGAGCCTTTATCTATAACGGCAAACATAAAATCCTTATATGATATGTCGAACAGGGTAGTATAGATATAACACTGTACATCATAATTAAATTTATTTGCTGAATACTTAAATGATTTAAGATCCTTTCCGGTTGTTTTAATGTCTAGTATATATCCTTTTCCCAATACATCAGCTTTGCCCCTAAAAGGGATGCCTTGTATTTCTCCAATCACAGGCTCCTCATATACTGCATCGTGCAACATTGAAGTGCATACTGAATTGTTTAAGAACACATCAGATAAATCTTCAGCTTGATATTTCTCGTGGATGGTAAAAGTCTTCTCTGGACCATACTCGCTTACAGCATCTTTATATATCTTGCTGGCCTTACCTTTTATGTTAATAAAGTTCATCTCGCTAAACTTCTCAGGCTCTAATATCTTATAGTGGACCAGACTTCCTATACTAAAGGCATCGCTATACTGAGACTTACCATTTAAACTCCTCCAGTATTTTAGGGGAGAATCAAGCAGGTCGGTACAACTAGAGGAAGATAAAGCGTTCTTACCTAGATACCCATAGTAAAAGCTATCATCCCTCATCTTCTCTTTTATCTCTTGTTGATCCCAGAACTTTCCGTCAAGTGTGGTTACAGTATCAATCATTGAGGGCAGTATTTAATATTTTTCTCTTTACGCTTTCTGGAACTTTAGGATCAATAAGCTCCTCCTTCATCTCTCTAATATAAGAAAGTTTAGTATACATCTCTAAGTTTAAATCATCAATCATTACTTCAATAGTTTTAATAATAGTTTTATTAACTTTCCTGTTGACTTAACAACGAGTAAAAAGGGAAAAGAAAGTAGCTCAAACATACCCCCAATAATAAATAAAACCCCTACAACCGTTAGTATAACTAGATAGTGGGGGTTTACCAGAAGCAGTTTCAATACTTTCATTTTACCTTTGTTTTCAACAAATGTATAATAAAATATTAACAATGCAAAAAACTACAGGTTATTTTTTGGGATTGAATTGATTCTTGAAGATAGTTTGACATACAGAAAACCTTTGATCTCTATCGGAGTATTCTTCTCCCATCTTAGCATTCCCCATACATCTTCTAGTGAAATCCTTATTCGTCTCGTACTTCTTTGGTTTTAAGAGTGGCATCTTCTAATCGTTTAATTTTTTCTAGAGCGACAACTAAAGCTTGTTGAGTTATCTTCAAGTCGTGCTTCATTTTAAGTAACTGCGATTCCTTCATCTGTTCATATTCTCTAGGTTTTGTATTTCAGAATCTATATCTGAAAGCTTCTTTCTGATTCTTGCTAAGGCTTCAGAGAATTGGTCTGGTCCATCGACGTATTTGATATCAGTAACACCCTTGTCATTGGTGTTGTTCATCTCGAAATATTTCTTTATACTATCTCCCATAATTTATATTTTATAATACCTCTGCCTCTACGACTGGCAACATAGCCACTTCTTTTGGTATCTTATTATTATTGCTAAAATGTGTTGTAGCGTTGTGGTATTGAATTTCCCATTCTGGGTTAATCTGGAATAGATTGAATCTAAACACTCCTTTGGGTGTTGAATTAATATAAACTGGAGTATCTATATTGTCACTGCATTTTAGATGGAGGGCATCGTATTTCTTTTTCTCCAGTAATAATGTATCGTAATGCTTACCTCTACATTTTAATTCAATTCTATGGAATTGATCTGGGGAGTAACAATCCCATCTGCTCATTGGCTTTCGACTCATCACCAAATCTGGGTAAACGTTTCTCTTCAGGTAATTAAACAGCTCTATTTCGCTTATAACCTTCATCTTAATATTCTTTGTAAACTTGCTTCAGTTTACTCAATACACCATTTAAGAAACAACTAGAACAGCTCGTTGTTTGTGCTCTCTCCTTAAACACTCTATTGTATATTGAAACTAATTTTGTTTGAACCTCTGGAGTTATTTTACTCCCTTTGCTAGTGAAGAAATTGTCTAGGTAGTTGAATTCATCTTCAACTAAACATTCAGGCTTGTTATATGGAAAGAGCTTGTTGAGGTGCTCCTTGCGTTCTTGGCACCCACAATCCTCTCCCAAGGCCCACTTAGCCAATTTGTCTACACCAACAGATTTAAATATTTTTTCTACGGTGTCTCCTAAACCTTTATCAGGTTTTCGATTTTTTGTACTTTTCATAATGCTTTACAGTTTTATTTCTAATTTTAGTTTTACTATTACTTAACGTATTAAAAATTGAACTCAAGCTTATTCTTGTTTCTTTTGCTATTTTCCTCATACTCATACCATCGTTGAAGTGTATGTTAAAAACCTTTTTGTTATACCAGTACCACTTATCCACTTCAGATTCTATTTTATTTATCAGGGTATCAAATTCAATCTTCTGATCTGTTATTTCTACAGAAGTGTCTATCAAGCCCTCCATCTCAGAAAACTTAGCATTATCCCAACAAACAAATCTACTTTTTGTTTTATGATTATTACTAAGGTACAAATTTCTCATTGTAACGTAAACGTAAAAGGTATTAACCTCATCTTCGTTGTATAAAATTTTCTCTGGGTTATCGACATAATCTGTTATTCTAAGATACATTTGCTGTACTATTTCATTAGCATCGTCATCCGATAGTCTAAATGACTTGGCCATATTAATCCAGTCCTGGTGCTTATCAGCTAATATGTCTATTACTCTTCTCTCCAAACGTGAAATGATATTCCTATAACACCAATTAATATTTGAAATAGATGTTCGGTGTCTTCAGATTCGCTCAAGTGGAAACCCTCCATATTTGAATTCCAGTAATTCATTCCGACCATAAAACCATAAACAGGAAAAAATTGAACATACATATAATTATAGTTTTGTTATTATAACATCTAACCTTGGATCTTGTCTATCGATCCCCATATAACAAGAATTAACCTCCACAACCACAGATAGATCATCACTCTCTATACAACCATAGTCAACCATAGCATCCTGAAAAAACTTATCTACCACGCTAATTACATTCATTAAGTCTCTTTTTCTTTTATCTGGCGCAAAGTAAAAGTACTCAATTTTTAACTTACCTTCAATTATAAAATTTAATTCCCTGGAAATATCAGATTTAAATCTACGCTTTATGTCATTGCTTACCTGATAATGCCAGTTTCTGTAACTGTTCATTGTTATCCACTTTCTTCTCCCTGATTTATGGATAAATAGGGGAAGTGATATCGATCTCGTCTTTACTATTTCTTTCATTGTCTATTTCAGTAAAAGGGGTAACCCCATTAAAATAATACCTTTGACACTTTATATCAAACTCAATAGAGTCAACATCTTGCGGAAAACCAACTAATTTTTGCTTTTTTATCTTCTGGGAGCCAAATATTACCTTATTGTCGTTATGATTTATGGCTTTATTCGGTCTCCAAACAAATAGTACATTATCGGCCTTATTTGCAAATTCAGATCCTCCCTTAACATAATTTAAGTCAGGCTTTGGATATTTTCCAGTGTCTTCTTTCCTAGGAGTAACCTGATGGGCCACTAAATGTACTGAAATCTTGTTTTCTACTGCAAAACGCTTTAATTCACCCATAAACCTTGAAATATACAGGTCCTCACGTTCTCCAGACCTCATTTTGTGATGGATCACGTTATATGGGTCTATTATTAGGCTGTTTATACCTTTACTCCGAACTAAATACTTAGCTTTTTCAAATATAGTCGATAAATCATAGTTCTTTTTAGGATATATTACAAAAAAGTGGTTCTCAATGAATTTAATAGCCTCATTATACTCACCTTCACTCATTTGCAAGTGCTGATGACGTTTTTGAGTAGATTTACCTATATACATCTCTATAAAATCATTAAAGAAGTCTTCCATTGGAGTATTTTCTGGAGAAAAGTAACCAAACCTCCATCCTTCTTTAGCGGCCTTTACAACTGTTAACTGATTTAAGAATAAACTCTTTCCTTCGTTCTGATATCCGGTCCAAACATTAACTTCACCTGACCTCCAAGTCCAAGCCGAGTCCACCTCAGGGATGTAGGTTGTTGTGCCCACCTCCTGTCCGTTTCTAAATGTATGGATTAGCTTTTCATATACATCGCTTACTGTAAACACGCCCTCTACTTTGGGCTCAGTAGCGCTTTTAAGGCGTTCTAAGAGACTTTCTTTGCCTTCCTGGAGTAATACCTCATTCGCATCTTTAAACGGGCTAAAATCGACTATTTTGCATCTCTCTGTTCCTAAACGTCTGATTAGCTCATCTTCAAGTATTTTTCCATTCTCATCGTTATCAGTAGCTATGTAAATAGTTTTAGCAGATTCAAACGCCTCATAACAATTACTAATGCATTGAAGTTTTTTATCTACTGTTTTGTCCTGGGGGTTAGGAGCTCCCATATTTACACTTGTATGGGAAACACATCCGGCTTCCTCCCAAGACAATGAATCTATTTCTCCTTCACAAACGATAATACTTGGTTTACCTTTTACCCTATCATAGTTATATATAATTGCTTCAGCTTCTTTCGCTTGAGTAAAGAACTTATTGTTTAGACCCCTAGATTTATAATTTACAAGTTCTCCATTTCTATAGTAGGGGAACATTATCATACTCCCATCAAGAGACGATTGAATTCTGTTTATGTCTATAACCTGATTTGATATACCCCTAGCGTTAAGAAACTTTTTAGCTGGATTAGTGATCTCTTTGAATTTATTCTTACTTGGTTTGTTATAAAAAGTATTCATCAAGTTTGTTTTAAATGTTCCTTTCCAACCACACTTGTGGCAGTAATATAATGATTTTTCTAAATTTATCGCTAAACATTTATCTTTATAGTTTGTCTTACCAATCTTTCTGCATTGAGGACATTGTGTTTTCTGTTCATTTCCTCCAGATGAATTATTTATTTCTATTCCTAAATCTCTTAATTGTGAATTCATTTGTTTTTTTTATATATTATATTATATTATA